TCAGCCTCGGAAAGCGCCCTAACCAGATTCGTGCGCTTTGTGCGGAGCAGTGGGGGCTCAAGACCCGCGCTGCAGAGCAGCGCATCTACGATGCTCGGCGCCAGATGGTGGCCGACGCCAACGTCATGGACCGCCAGGAGAAGGTGGGGCAGATGTTGCAGCAGCTAGAGCAAGTCTTGGAGCAGGCGCTGAGGCTCAATCAAGGCTCGAACGCCATTGGGGCGCTGAGGCTCCAGGCTGATTTGCTACAGCTGCTCTCGCGGCAGAATTAACGCAAACGCCATTCAAGTCTCAAAAGCCATTCAAGGCGTTAGCGCCATTCATGACTGGGCACCAGTTAGAGCCATTCAGGCCCCGCGAGCCATTCATAGCGTTGGCGCCATTCAAGGCTGACCCAGACACCAGAGGCGCAAGCGCTACTGAGACTCACTTGCAATAGCGCTATCGCCAATGAGAGGCAGTCGCAATAGGCTCCAGCGCTAGGGGAGGCTAGATGCTATTGCGGCTCATTCTCAAAAGCCCATGGCACTGGCGCTGAGAATGGCACCGGCTAACGCCAGACCGGGCGGCCGAGCCACCCCGCCTAACGCGACACAACGCGCTCCGCGCGTTGGACCAGCCAGCCGCAGGCGGCAGTGGCCTACGGCCACAAAGAAGCCCCCTAAGCCATAGGCCAGGGGGCACCGGTTGTAGGTGGGGACTGCGGCCCGGCTAGATGGCGTCACAGCTGATGCGCAGCCTGCCACTTTCTACGGAGTAGGCGTTAGCGCTGGGGATCCAGCGCGTGAGAACGCCATATTCGGCACCTAGCCCAGAGTCTGGCTGCCAGCCATAACCGGCGCCAAACGCTTTGACGATCGCCAGGGAGTGAGCCTCCCAACGGTCTGCGGCTTCCAACTGGAATCGCTCTGTGGCGCCGTTGCTGTTGCAGTGGTGAATCTCGATGGAGAAGAGAGGCATGGGAGTGTGGGCACCGGTTGACACCAGAACAAACCGCCGGGAGGCTCGGCGGTTCTGAGGCGTTGGACACAATAGGGACATAAAACCGCCTGAGCCAGGGAGGCTAGGGCGGCTGTGCACCGGCTCAAAACGGAGGAGGATCCGCGGCGCCATAGGCGCCGGTAGCTGGCAGTCGGAACCGCGTTACAGGCGCTGTTACCGCCTTGCGCATTTGAGCCACAGCCGTGGCCAAGGCGCGTGAGGCTCGAATGGCGGTTACCTTGTCGCCTTCCATGGTGGCTTGGCCGGCTAAAAGCTCCAGGCGGTGAAGAGTCACCATGGCCATGGCGTCCAGTTCGTGGGGCGTCAGAGGCTCGGTTAGCTCCAGGCGTGCTGCGGCGATGTAGCGCCGCGCCGTTCGGAGCGAAACGCCATAGCGCTCCGATAGCGTTTGGGCGGCTAGTGCGGTGCCCGCACCGGCTGCCAGTAGTTCCAGCGCCGCGGATTCGCGGCGCCTTAGCTCGGAGTCTGTGGCGCGTGTCACGACGCCTCTTTGACGTAGAAGCCGCCGGCCTCCCAGACAACACAGCTATCTAGCGGGCGGCCATCAGTCTGCAGGGTTGCGTAATAGTCGCCGGGCAGCTGGTGCTGGATGTCGCCATTTCGCACCAGCTCGCCGCAGCTGGTATCCGAAATCCAGGCATCCACTAACGCCTCCAGGTCTAAGGGCGTGTCTTCGCCTATGGCGAACAACTCCAACGTGCCGCTGTGGCACTCCTCTATGAGGAGGTAGGTGTCAGGTAGGGGGGCACCGGTTGTAGGGGAGGGGACGGCGCCGAGTGTGGCGAGTGTGGTTGACATGGTGTTAGGCGGTAGGGGTGACAGTGGTGCAGACGTGAATGACGGCGGTCTCAATAAGGGTGCCGTCGGGCATCTCCCATAGTTGGGCGCCGGTTATGCCGCGGCGTGTGGCGCCGGCGATGCTGCAGCGGCCTTCGAGGCAGTAGCCGGATTCGCGCAGAGCGCCCAGAGTTCTGGGGCCATATAGCGTTACGGTTTCCAGGCGGCTCAGTGGGCCCCAGCTGTAGCTCACTGCCGGCGCCTTGTAGCGGACCGGCAGTTGCCACGGGCCGTAGGTCTCCAGAGTGCCCCGGCTATCGGCTAATTCCGCCCCGAGGTACTGGCGAAATTGTTCTGGCGTGATCTTCACGGCACCAGGGTCTGCGGGCAGTGTGAGCGGCACAAGGCGCTGAGGTGCGTTTGTGGTCGTCATGGCGTCAAGCCTCCGGCGTGGGTTGCAGCTGCCAGCGGCTCACCGCCAGCCAGTAGTAGGCGTCGTGATCGTGACCGCGGCCCGCTATCACGGCATCGAAGGCATAAGGCCAGGCCGCCAGCAGAGCCTCAGCAGCTGCACGGTGGTTAGCCTCAGCATCTAAGGCGTGATCCCACGAAAGCGTTTTGCGCCACGTTGTGCCGGCGTCTCGCTTGTGAGTGGCGATGATGCGGGAGCCGCGGTAGTTGGTGGGGCCCAGATAGCGGGTGATGATGACGGGGCCACACAGGAGCCCTGTGGGCTGCCGAGAGGCCGCTAGGTCGGTAGGTGTGGTTGTCATGGTGTGGCTAGGGGGTGAGGGTGGCTTGAGGCGTTGTGATGCGACGCCAGTCGTCCCAGGCGTCATCTTTGGTGCGGTAAAGGCGGATGACGCGGTAAAGGCTCAGAGCCTCACCGGGCGGGCCCGCCAGCAGAGCAAGACAGTTATTGGCGGGCAGCCAGACCAGCAGCAGGGCGCCGGATGCAGACTCGGCGCGGATGTCGCCATTCATGGCGTGAATACCTCAAGGTGTGGATGGTGAGATTCGGGGCGCAGTCGGCGCAGCCGACTGGGAGCCGCTGGCACCGCAGCGGTAGGGGCGCTGCGGCACTTGCGGCACTCGCTCTGGGCCCCAGCTGCAGAGGCTGGGGGCTGACCGGGGGCCAGCTGGCGGGCCGCCGTAGGCGGCCCAGGAGCGGTGGGACCGCCTTGCGGCGGTCCGGTGGGTTCTTCTTTTGTGGGGAGGTTCGATAGGCGCTAGGCGGTAGCGGTGGACAGGATGCGCCGGACCGTGGAACGGCTGCAGCCCAGGCGGGCTGCTATGGCGGCTTGCGTGGCGCCCGTGGCGCGAAGCGCCACGGCGTGATCACGGCGCGTCAGGCACGGGGCGATGACGGGGGCCGGTGTGAACACTGGGAGCGCCACGGGCGCCTCTGCGGGGGGCGCCAGTTGTGCCGGGGCTGGCTCGATCGGCGGGGCCGTCAGGGGCGCCTCAGTGGCCGTGGGGGGCACTGTGAGGCGGACCGCCAGTGCCGCCAGCTGATCGTTGCGGGCGTGGACTGCCGCGCCGGTTTGGCGGCCCAGTTCGTACGCTAGGTGCGCCGTATCGGCGATCAGCACAAACGCCAGGACCGCCAGTGCGGCGATCAGGCGGGGGGAGTGGCGCAGCCACGCGCGGGCGTAGGCGAACGCCACAGCGCCACGGGGGGCGCTGAGAGTGGGGGTCTTCATGTGTCTAGGTGCGGTGGGTGTGGTGAGGGGGCGCCGGATCAGCCGCGGGGCGCTGTGTAGAGCGGGCGCGGTAGTGGCGGCTGAGGCGTGGGGCCGTGCTGGCGTCCCTAACTCAATTTGGGAGGCGGTCCAACAGTGGACCCCTGGTCCCCTTCACATCCACATCATAGCGCACCTAGGTAGGTAGTGCCATGTTCGACGCGGTAGGTCCCAGACCGTCACATAACGTTATGCGCTGAGAACGCCTGGCAACACAAACCTTCTGGACTAGTGGCACCAGCTGGCGTGGGACCCGGCGGGGAAGGCGTGCCCGCCCCACCCCCACGGGAATGGGAATCAGTCTCGGCCTCTCTACCCGCAACTCCTCGGCAGAACAGCTCCTCAAACCCTACCTACCTAGCCGCCCTAAGCCGCCCCTCGCCCTACCCCTCCCCCACTCCCCTAGCCTCCCTGAGCCGCCCCAAACTACCCGCGGCGTGTGCGTCTGGGCACCAGTTTCCGGCGCTCTGGCACCCGTGCTTCGCACGAAAACAGCCCCGCTGGTGTAGCTAGGTAACATGGAGGCACCACCGCCTCGGTAGTTCAGTGCCCCTGCTCGGTGTCATCCCCGGCGGCAAGCTCCTGGAGCCACCGATCCAGCTACAGACACGGTGTGATCTGACGTACGACGAGCTATTCCAGCGCCTCACCGCAACGCTGCTGCCCGCCCAGCTTGAGTTCGTCAACACCACCGACGCCAAGATCGTCGGCTACTGCGCCGGCTTCGGCGCCGGCAAGACCCACGCCCTCTGCGCCAAAGCCGTCGCCCTCGCAATGGCCAACCCCGGAACGGTAGGAGCCGTCTTCGAGCCAACCCACATCATGATCCGCGACGTCTGGATGCGGAGCTTTGACGACTACTTGGAGCAGCACCAAATCCAGCACGACTTCCGCGTCTCCCCCCAACCCGAGTACACGCTATACCTCCCTGACGGCCCCACGACTATACTTTGCAGGGCTACGGAGACGTGGAACCGCATTAGAGGCCAGAACCTTTCGTTCGCGTGTATAGACGAAGTTGATACTTCCCCGGCGGAAATAGCTCAAAAGGCTTCGGAGATGGTCCTGGCGCGTTTGCGGGGCGGTTCTGCGCCCCAGCTCGCCGTCGCCTCCACGCCAGAAGGCTACAGGTGGATGTACCGCACCTTCGTCGAAAACCCAGGCCCCGACAGGCACCTGATCAAAGCCAAAACCACCGACAACCCCCACCTCCCTCCCGGCTTCATCGACTCCCTCTACGCCAATTTCCCTCCCCAGCTCATCCGCAGCTACATCGAAGGCGAGTTTACAAACCTGGCGAATACCAGCGTCTACCCCGACTACGACCGCGACCGGCACTGGTCGGACGAAACCGTCCGACCAGAAGACCGGGTGTTCTGCGGGGTCGACTTGAACGTGGGGAACTGCCTCATCGAGGTTTTGGTG